GAGGTGGTACTGCAACAATAGATTTTACAGATGTATTTTCAGCTGATTATTCTGCTTATGAAATATATGGTACTTCTATTGGCTCTGTAAATGGAGATGGTTTACTTAGAATGGGTTTGATAAAAGCTGATGGTAATATTTCAACTAGCTCAGTTTATGATTGGAAGTATAACGAAATTAGAGATAGTAGTACAACACAATCAGCAGGACACGGAGCTGATGATACAACTTGGACTTTTTCAAGGTATAGTGGTTATTCATCTTACGCAAGAACTTCTAATTTTCGTATGGTAATTGCTCAACCTTTTGAAACTAATACACACACTATGTTTTATTGTGAAACCGAATCTTGGATAACTGCAACTGCTCGTTTGCAGATAAGTGCAGGTATTTATTTTGCAACTGATAGCATCACTGGTTTTAGGTTATTAAATACACAAGTCGGTACAAACTCAACCCAACTTGGTGGTGGTACAGTAAAGATTTATGGGATAGGTGGTAGCTGATGTCTGAGATACAAGCAAATAGTATTGGTAAGTATTCTGGTAATAATGTATCTTTGAGCGACCCACTTAAGTTTAAATCATACACAACAACACAAAGAGATGCGTTATCTAGCGTAGCTGGAGATGTAATCTACAACACTACAACACAGAAACTAGAACTATTCACAAATGGTGCTTGGACACAAATGGGTGGTATCGATGCCTTTTCACTTGAATATCTTTTAGTTGCTGGTGGTGGTGGTGGTGGAAGTGGTCGTAATAGCCAGTCTGGTGGCTCTAACGCAGGTGGTGGTGGAGCAGGTGGACTTCTATCAAATGTCTCTGGAGATAATACTGGTGGTGGTGTCTCAGCTCAACCAGCATTCTATGCAGTAACAGGACAAGCATACAGAGTAAGAGTTGGTGCTGGTGGTCTTAAAGGAGAAGGAGCTTATGCTCAACAACCTAGTAACGAAAGGTCAGGCAGACCAGGAACTCGCTCACAGTTTCACGAATTCAAAGCTCGTGGTGGTGGTGCAGGTGCTGGTCGTAACTTTAGTTATTCATCTGGAACTGATGATAGGTCATTATCTTATGGAACAACTGGTGGCTCTGGTGGTGGTGGGCATACTGGAACTGCAAATAATTCAGAGGAACAACAAGGATATGATGGTGGTGCTGGTAACAACTCGAACTACAACGCAGGTGGTGGTGGTGGTGCTGGTGCAGTTGGTGGCACATGGGCTTCTGGTGCAGTAGCAGGTACAGGAATCACATCTTCTATACTCACAACAACAGAAGCAACTGCTGAATCAGTCGGTGTTGTAAGTTCTGGATATGTTTATTTTGCTGGTGGTGGAGGTGGTGGTGGTAACACTAACAATGGTGCTCCAGCTGGTGGACTTGGTGGTGGTGGTCGTGGCTCATCAACTAATGCAGATAATGGTGTCGATGGCACAGCTAACACTGGTGGTGGAGGTGGTGGTGGTGCATCTCGTACTGATGGTTATGGTTGGGATGGCTCGAATGGGGGTTCTGGAGTTGTCATTTTAAGATACCCTAGTGATTTTACTTGTACAGTTGGTGCTGGTTTAACCCAATCTACAAACTCTCCACTTACACAAGGTACAAAAAAAGTTACAATATTAACAGCTGGTCTAGGAACAGTTACATTTAGTTAGGAGAAATTATGGCTTATTATGCATTTATAAATGAAAACAATATGGTCTATGACATAATTACTGGTGTAGATGAAAACGACAAAACAAGTTTGCCAAAAGAATTTAATGAGTGGGAAGATTTTTACAAAGCTGAATATGGTGCTTATGATTGCAAAAGAACTTCTTACAATACTTCTGGTAATAAACATAAAGATGGTGGTACAGGTTTTAGAGGAAACTATGCTGGTTTGGGAGATACTTACGACAAAGATAATGATGTTTTTATTGCACCAAAACCAACAGCAGATGCAACCTTAAATGAAGAAACTTGGCTTTGGGAGATAAGCTAATGAAACTTGATGTAATCAGAACGCAGTTTGGTGCTGATGCAACCAATGGAATGCTATTCATAGATGGAGTCTTTGAATGTTATACACTTGAAGATGAATACAGAGATGTAAAAGTAATGCATGAAACTTGTATTCCAGAAGGAGAGTATGAAATAAAATTAAGAACTGAAGGTGGATTTCACAGTAGATACCTAAAAAGATATGGTGCAGATTTTCATAAAGGTATGTTATGGCTTCAAGATGTACCACAATTCACTTGGATTTTAATTCACACTCTTAATGATTCGACTCAAACATCTGGTTGTCTTGGTGTTGGCTCTGCTCAACAAGATTTAGATTTAGATGCAAAAGGGCTAATCACGCAGAGCAGAGATGCGTACATGAGACTCTATCCAAAAGTGCGAGATGCTATTCTTGCTGGAGATAAAGTAACAATTAAATATTCGAAGATAAATCTTAATGAAAATAAAATATCGAACAAGTCTCCACAAAACATGGTTGGAGCAATGGATATATACGAAAAAATTTCTGAGATTAATGGGAATCTCAAGACACTAGAAGCTAAACTCGAAGGGAAGAACATAATTTAGCTCTGGGGGTCTCCCATGAAAATAACTTGCCCAAAATGTAAAACAGAACTTCTTTATGTAGCATCAACTACNACTAAATGGGTTTGTGGGAATAAAAAGTGNATNGATTNTAACCGAAGGCANTTTGGTNNTANAGTAGAAGAAGAATAGGAGAAAATAATGGATTGGAAACAATGGGCAACCAAAGTTGGCATAAGAACAATCAGAACTTTTTTACAAAGTTTNTTAGGAGTCTTAGTAGCTTCTGGTTCGAACTTAATAGAAATNTCAGTTATTGAGAATGCTATGATAGCTGGTCTTGTTTCAGCAGTAACTGCACTTCAAAATGGTCTTGAAGAGTGGTCTCCAAGTAACAAAGGATAATAATGGACTGTTGTGGTGCATGTAACTGTGGGGGATAGTTTATCTTAAGTGGAGAACATATCTAATAAACTNGCAAGGATATTAGTTTGTCTTGCCTTAATTTATCCCTTCCCAGTTTTAGCAAACGAAGATAACAGTACAACTACAACAACAACCAGTACAACTACTACTACGATTCCAGAAGGAGAAGTAGAAGAAGTAGAGACTTTTGATGGTACAACTACTACCACAACTACTACAACTGTGCCAGAAAACAGCTCTACAACGACTACAAGTAGCACCACATCAACAACTACAACTACTACTATCCCAGAATCATACGAACAATCTACTGATATGGTCATACCACAAGATGAGTTGGACATAAATGGAAANGAAGTAGAGAATAATATTGATTACAACAATACTTGGTCTGGTTACTATGGTTGCACTGATTANTGTATAAATATAGAATTTCAACAGCATGGTGGAGAATCTGGCTCTTATGAATTTGATTTACCAGAAACAACGACTGTTGATGAAGAAGAACTTGATATTGAGATTTATGAAGTAGGTTTTACTATTGGTGCTTTGAATAATGAAGCTGAAGTAACCTACACACATACTGATGAGACAACTCAAACGAATACTATTGATGCTCAAGGATTTGTAACAGCTGAAACAATGTATGAAGTNATTGTNTATAACATNAGAACAACCTTAGATACTTTTATTGATAAGTTTACTNTNACACTAAATGANTGGACNTTNGTTGATGATATNTCATTTAANTATATTCAACCNACNACAACTACTACAACAACAACTACTACAACAACAACTACTTTGCCACCACCACCACCNAANNCACCAGAGCCAGAACCAGAGCCAGAACCAGAAGTAATTGTAGTAATATTAGATTCTGGAGAAGAAGCAGAATATNAGCAACATGAGATAGATGATGGAACAGTTGAGAGAGATAATCAAAGACAAAAGAANCTTGAGCTATATGGACAAGCTCTTACAGATGCACAGNTNGAGNGTGGAGATNNNGAACNNTATGACATTGAGATTATCGAAGAAGAAGAGTTTTTCGGAGAAGAGTTTTCTGGAGATGATACTTTATCTGATGAAGTGGAAGATGACTTTGATGATGAAGAGTATCAAAGAGAACTTGAAGAAACAATGGAGATACTTGAGTTTGATTCTGAAGAAGAAGCTGAAGAGTTTATCAAAGTCAAACTTGAACTGGAAGAAATAGATTATGAAAAAGAGTTTGGCATTGAAGATGAGTTATTTGAAATTGAAATTGAGTTTGATGATGAAGATGTATTTGTTTTATTCGAAGATGAAGAGCTTGAAGAAATGGATTTGGAGATAGAAGATGAGTCAGATGAAGAGATATTTAGAGATGACAAGGTTAGAGAAGATGAAGTTCTTATTGAAGAAGAGACCGAAGATGACTTTGAAGTTTTACAGATGGAAGATAATACCAAAGAAGATGAGAAGATACTTCTTGAAGAAGTGGTTGCAGAACAGATTGAAGAGCTAGAAGAAGTCATTGAAGAAGTTATCGAGATAGAAGAGATAGTAGAAGTATTAGATGAAGAAGAACTCGAAGAACTTACAGAAGAAGAACTTATCGAATATGAAGAAGCCAAAGAAGAAGCAATAGAAGAATATGTTGAAGAACTTGAAACAGAAGAAGTCATACAAATTGTTGAAGAGATTGCTGATGTCGGAGTGGAGAATCTTGAATCTGTTAGCGAAGAAGTTATTGAAGTGGTAGCAAAGGTTGTCGAAGAAGTAATCCAGATTGCACAAGAAGAAGAACTTACTGTTGAACAAGAAGAAGTCATAGTAGAAGTTTTTAACCTAGAAGAAACAGAAGATGTTTCTATAATCGCTGAAGCTGTTGCAGATGATTCAGAAGGTGTTGTAGCTCAAGCAGTTGAAGATTTTGTTGAGTCAGCTGTCGAGAATGCAGAGTCAGCTTTACAACCTTACACTCTTGCAGATGTGATTGTAGAAAAACAGTTTGAGTTAATTAGGACTGAAGGGATTGGTGCTATCATAGATACTGATTTCTCAGATATTAAAATATCAGAGATTGGTAGCGACATGAGTCAAGACCAAAGAGAAAAGGCACAAGAAGTTATTGTTCCAACAATCTTGGTCAGACTTGCATCAGTTGCTTTATTTAGGAAAACAATATGATTGATAAAATTTGGAAGTGGCTTGTCGAAGCTGTAAAAGAAACTCTTAATCTTGCATGGACACTTGTTGGTTTGATTATTGCTACCCTAACTTTGACAGGGTCAGCACAGCAGATAACAGCAGTTGCCACCTTGATTACTCTTGGTATCTGGTTACTCACAATAGGATTTAGAAAATGAATGCTGGTAATGGCTACACCCAAAAAGAAATGCTCCAGCTTCTTCTTGAAGGTCAGAACAGATTAC